ATCTGCCTAAAGCGAAAGTCGAACTCGTCCGTGAAAGGGGCAACAAGGTCAGGGTGGTAACAAAATCCCCTGGAGCCTTGGTTGCTTTGGGACATCTTTGCCGACTTGAGTTGCTTAGGGGTTTGCGTCACCACCCTGCTTCTCAAGCCGTCCTCTCTGGAAATCCCGAAATTGCGGTAGAGAAATTCCGCGGTATCGGTAAGGTTCTGAGCGCTGATTTTACATCGGCCTCTGACCTGATTCCCTTTGAGGTGGCCATGGCCATGTGGGAAGGTGTGTGCGAGGGAGCCGGTCTTTCTGACTCTCTCAAACACATCGGCCTCATGTGCCTTGGTCCAATGCATGTCCTTTGGCCCGACGGGAGTGTCCACGAATCTACCCGTGGAATCCTGATGGGCCTCCCTCTCACGTGGGTAATCTTGTCTCTGCTTCAGATCTTTTGGGCAGAAGACTCGATCACTCATTTCAGACGACACCTCGTCCAAGTCGATATCCCAAAGTCTCTCTTCCCTTATGCTATATGTGGCGATGACCTGCTCGCTATATGGCCACAAGGGGTGAGGGGTGCTTACGAGGAGCTTGCAATCTCCTGCGGCATGCAATTCTCTGCCGGTAAGCACGCCTACTCCCCTGCGGTGGGCATCTTCCTCGAGAAGATTGTCCACTTCAAGGTTGTAGACACTTTGGGAACAGCACCCCTTCCAAGAAGAAGATTCTCGAAGATGGGTTCGAACAGGCTGTACCTCATGGATTTCTTTCCAGAGACACAGATGACGTTCCCAATTCTTGAATTTTCCTCCTGGAGTCCCGCGTTTCCATTGCGGGGATTGGTAGGCAATTCCACAGGGTTGTTCCTGGCCGGACTTTCTAAGTACAAAGATTGTCCTTCCTGGTTCACCTTGGGACCTGCCTCCTGGGCGCTGTCCGAGCAAGCACCGGCGAGATTGGTTCACGAAGTCCTTCGTGTATGTCATGGAAATCTGACAACACACTATGGTTACTTGTGTCCCTACCTCCCGCGCGAGCTCGGTGGACTTGGACTGCTTCCGAAGAGGGGTCGTGACACTCCTCTGTCTCGTGTTGCTCCTGTTCACTACAGGAAGGCAGCAGCTGTGATGCTCACCAATGGTGCAGGTGATCACACGGCTCTGCTTAGGGTTTGGACGTGGTCCATTCCCGGCAAGTGGAGACAGATGGCTGTCAACGACGTGGAGAGTGATTTCACAGAGCATTCTTACCGGGTTATTGGTAAGGATGACGTGACCCCAGAAGGCTGTACTCGCTTGAATCTCCGTCCAAGTGAGTACGTAGAGAAGCTTTCTGGTGACATGTGTCGACAATACACCTTGATGATGGGTGTAGAGCCGGCCAATGCGAAGTTCATTCAACCACGGACACTTAAGAAGTCTCTCAATCGTCGTGTTAAATCGATTGCAGAGACCTGGAAAAGTGTCCACCCTCTCGGCGGCACCATCGGTCGGTATTTGGATTGGTTCAAGCATCGAGAAGAAGACTTCGATGTTATCGCCACTCCATTTACTGATTCGATGGGAGGTTCCGTAATCCCTCCATGGGTTCCTGGTTGGAGCCACATGAATAAGGCACAACGCAGACTTTCGT